ATTATCATCAGACAAAGCTATTTCTAAATGTGCGTTTTCGTTAGCGGGTGCATCTCCATCAAATGAACCACTAGCCGCATCAAATAAGCCAGTTTTAGAATCAAATAAATCAGTAGGGTCTTCTGAAAACTGCGTTAATGAAGCTGTAACTCTTGAAGTGTGAATTGCACCAATATCAATAACACTAGCAAAGTCATATGTTCCTGTTTGTGATAAATCGGTTAATCTTAATAAATTACTAGACAAAGTTAAGTTTGTTTTAGTTCCTGTAAAATTTGGATTTTCTGTGGCACTTGCAACATTATTGAAGTTACCAATAGCTGTTACATTTGTTGCTATTACTGTTGCTTGTAAAGAGAAGTTTCCTAATTTATCTACGGCTTTAATTAGATAAGAACCTACTCTAGCTGGAACTGTTACTGATGTTGCTGGTCTTGATACCTTTTCAATTAGTGATACTGAGTTCTGCCATTCTGCACCTGTAGTTAATGTTGAGTATCTTACTTGATAATAAGCTAAATCTAAATCAGTTACAGCTTCCCAAGATAAATGGGCTTCGTTTCCTAATATATTACAAGAAAAGTCTGTTACATTTGATATTGGGTCAGTTGCACCAACAATCGTTCTTTGTGCAGAAACATATGTTGATGAAGAACCTAAAGATGATACAGCTTTAACTCTTACATCATAAACTTGTTGGTCTATTACGTTTAATACCCTTTGAAATAAACCTGAACCTTGTGAGTGTATTTTAAAATCAGATTCACTATTTAATTTATATTCTACTTGATAGAATGATACAAAACTATCAGGAGAAGCACCTATTTGAACATCTAAAGCTACGATTACAGTTCCGTCATTATAAGATATTAATTGGTCAGTAAGTGTTACACTAGCTGGTGGTTGAACTACAAAAGGATTTGGAAGTGTTGTTGTTGGAACTGCTGTTTGTTGTGTTTTACTTGCCCAAGTATAGTGCGTTGCTTGATATTCTACCAACACTAAACCTATTGTATAATCTTCATTAAAACTCATAGCCAAAACTCTAAAAGGTTTTGCAGAAAAACCTAATGATGCGTGAGTTATATTTACTATGTCTCCTATCGCTAAATCGTATCCATCTCCACTTACATTGACACTTAACTTTAATGACTCCCTTGATCTTCTTAAAATGATCTCTGCCATTTCTTCTGCTTGATATGGTGATGTTAAAGTTTGAAAGTCAAATCTACCCTCTAATAAAAAACCACCATCTACTGTTTTCATAGTTGCGTGTTGATCTGCACTTGCTAAACCTGAATCATCTATTGGCGGAAACTGAACTTCATCTACTTGGTAATTTCTATCAGGATTAACAAAACTACAAATAACTCTATTAAACTTGTCATTTTTATTCTCACTATTAAGATCAAAACCACCTATAATATCATCTTCTGTTAATGTTATTGATGCTGAACCTGTTGTTTCAATAATTAATTTGTATTTTCCGCTTGTATAAGGAAGATAACCACGACAACCTGTTAAAAATATTCTTACGTTTTCTATTATTTTTTTTGATGTGTCTATTACAGCATTACAATCAAATATATTTATATCTGACCCACCTGAATAGGGTGTAACTTGCGTAACACAAATTTGTGAAGCATCATAAAAACTTTGTAAATCAATATCTGCTGTTGCTATTCCTTTTCCGTATCTTTCATTTCTTAAATAGTCTAATAAACAAAATGCGGGGTTACTTGAAAAACTTGCTGTTTGTTCTGATAGATTAGCCGCTAAAGTTACAACTTTTTTACCTTGTACTAATGCTTGAACTTTAGGAATAGAACTAAAAGCATCTTGATTCCATTTAAAACGTAAAGCTAAATAAGCAATTCCTCTTAATCTATGATTCGTTCCCCAAGATGATAATGTAGATAATAATGTTGATGCAGTTTGACTATCAGACCCATAATGAGGTTCTACTCTAATTAAACTTGCTGAATCTTTATAAAAATTACTGTCTCCACTTCCTACTTCAACTGCTGTATTGTCAGCTAAATCACTTGCCCAAGTTACAGCTTTATCATCAATTCTAATTTCTGTTATGTCGTTTATCTCTCCCTCTCCAAGAACAATAGCCATATACAAATAGGTATTATCTGTTCCTGAAGTTTCCATAAAAACTCTAGTTCCACCTACTAATCTTGTTCCATAAATTACAGGAATATTTGCGTCATTAGATTGTTTGTTTAATAATACACCCGTCTCATAATCGTCAAAATCAGTAGTTCCGAAGTCAGGTATTTCAGGTGGTTTTGGTTTTAACCAAGATAAAGCTTTAGATAGAATTTTTACAGGTGCTTTTAATATTTTAGTTACTGTTTTTACTATTCCGCCCATAACCAACTATCCTTTGAATAAACTTTTTTAATTGTTCTAATTTTATTATTATTAACTCTTATCCATTTAACAAGTCTATTAACACCATATTTACTTGCTAGATTGTTTTTAGTCCAAGATATTATTTTTTTTATATTTGTTAAAGATACAGTTTCTATATGCCATAGATTGTTTCCACTATTCCAATCTTCATCATTAAAAGGTTGTGAAGATAATATTTTATTTTCAGCTTTATCAGATAATAAAGCCCAATTAGTAAAACCAACTAAATTGTTTTCATTATAATGTTTTTTATATTGATTTAGTTTTATACTAGGAGATAAATAATTAGATAATTCATAATCTGAATATGTTGAGTAACTGTTAAATTTTCTAAAAAGACTTATTATATCTTGCATTATGGTCTCCCCCATTTAATATCTTGTACTGTTTCTGACGAAAAATCCATACCCACATCTGCACTAAAAAATCTTTGCTGTGATGTATTATTTGTTTTACGACCATTTGTTTTATCAAAGTCTGCCCAATGAGAAACAATCTGTAAATTAACATTGCTTGAATTTTTATTCTCTGAAACTGTAAAAGAATCTATTGTTCCTGAATATAATAAAAATGGGTCAGCTACTAAAGCATTAGAACTATTTAACAAACCTCTAAAAATATCAACACTATCATTGACCACATTTTCATTTAATACTGTTGAGATAAATGTTTGATCTGCTCCTGATAAAGATAATGTTAATGATGTTTTAGTTACATCTGTTTCTTCTGTAAAATTAGAAATACCCATTATGAAATCAGACGCAGTATAAGTTACACTAGAACCTGAAACAGAACTTGTTAAAGGGAAAGAACAATCAGTAATATTAACAGGGCTAGTAAAACCGATTGTGATAAGATGAACGGGTCTAATGTCATTAGTCGCTAATTCGTTCTTTATTGCTGTCGTCAGACTTCTCGTCATATTCTTCTATTGTTCTCCTTTTAACTTTTATATTATCTGAAACAACATAGTTTGCATTTTCTGATGGTTCTTCATGCTTACCTATATTATTTGTTTTTAAATCTACATCTTTACCATCAATAACTTCTTCTGCAATCATATCAACATTTATCCAATGCTTAACCAAATATTTCATTATAAAGCTTCCTCAACATCAAATTGATATTCGTAATAAACTGCACCATCATTGTCTGCACCAACAGCACCGAACTCTTGTATATCAGAAGTTAGATAAACTGTGAATGGAACATTATCGTAAGTGACAACTGAATCATCTGCAACTGCTGTAATAAGAGGTGGTTCTATTGTAACTGTTGAAGCATTACTTGATGCTTGGACATCTGCAACTATCATATAAACTTTACTGTGTGATGCAAACTTAATAAAATCTCCAGCTTTGAAAGCGTGTGGGTTATCATTATGATGTCCGTCCATTGCAATCGTTGTGTCTCCTACTGCGTGAACACCATTAACTAATACTGTGCCTGTCTCATTTCCTCTAGCATCTTCTATTTCAGGTGGAATAATTGTAAAGTTTTCTTTTCCTGATCTTTGCTTCATAATAAAAGCCATAAGTTCTCCATATGTGCTATTTCTAGTTCCTGTAATTATTTGAACTGTAAATGCAAATCTTTGACCATCTATTTGACGTGCTAATTTTTTACCACTATCTGATTTAGAAATAATTGTATTTTGTATAGACTTAATTCCCATAGTTGAGAATTTTGCACTTGATATAGGAAAAGCACCGCTCATTATACTAAATTATTTCCACCTCTCTCATTAACTGCTTGATTAATTAAGTTTGATATTGTTCCTCTATTTTGAACTAACATATCTTGGAATCCTGAAGCATCTAAAGTTGTAATGGAAAAATTTACATTTACTGCACCACCGCCTGTTCCTCTAGCTGATTGTGTAATTTGTCCTGTTTGATTTGGAACAAATAATTCTGCTCCATTTTCTCCTACTATAACGGGTTGTCCTTTAGATACTGCACCACCTCTTGCTCGACCAAAACCAAATAAAGATAATAATGAACCACCGCCACCGCCACCGCCACCGCCTAAGGCGTTAAGTGTAGCTTGTAAAGCAATTTGTCTTTTTAAATTAGTGTTTTGTTTTCTTATTAAATTTTCTTTTTCTGCTTCTTTTGAGTTTAATAGAATTGTTAAAACCTTTTCTATTCCTAATAATGCTATTCTTTCAATAGTTTTAGATATGATTTCTACTAATATAGATTGTGCTAATTGTTTTAATGTTGCGTTTAATTCTTTTCCTAACACAATAGTCTCTGCAATAGATTTAGAAATTGAACCAACAGATTTAACTATACTTCCTGTTATTTCTTTTGCTAAATTAAAAGCTTCGTTTTGTTTTTTAATACCCTCTGCAATTTTCTCAAATAAAGTTTGTTGTTTTCCTAATTTAATATTTGTTTTTTCTACTTCTTTTGGTGCTTTTTGTATTTCTACAACAATATCTTTACCTAATAACCTTAATAAACTTTCAATTTGTTTTCTGACAAAACCTACTGCTTTTGCTACTGCTCTTACTGCTGT